ATGTTGTTTGAAAATTTTCGGGAAACAATAAAGAGCATTCGTGTTTTTTTAGGTTCTGAGTGTTTTCAAAGAAGGTATATTAGAGGATTAAGAGACGCTTATAAAGTTAAATGAGAAATGTTTAAATGAGGAAGAAAAACACCTTTTAGTCATCTGGATTAACAACGATATTATGTATTTACCTCTAAAGTTAAGCCCGGTCAGAATAGGGGTTATTTAGTGTTTTCATTTAATAGACTTAGTAAGAAGATGTATTTAGACGATGTAGTTAAGCAACAAAGAAATACAGAAATAGAGAATGAGAAATTTGTTATAATACCGAATGCATGGATGCATGAGACCATTCCGAAAATAATTTTTACTACTATTTGTTACTAAAAGTTAAAAGGTCAAAATGTATGCGTAATATTCAACAAGTTTTAGAACGTTGGGGCGGTTGGGTTGATGATGACACAGGTGTCAATTGGCCACCAATCGCTGCTGGATTTAAAGGTCTGATTACGTCAACTCGTCCATTGCGTCCTTCCTGCTGTGATAATGACGGCTTGATCATTGATGCTTGTATAGCAAAGCTACAAACGGTAGATAAGTCTGAAGAAATTGAAGTTTTATTTATGTACTACGCTTTAGGGCTTTCCAAACGGTCCATAGCGCGTTTACTTAAAGTATCGGATATTGAAGTGCGTTCCCGGTTACAAAAGGGAGAAAGTTTTGTACAGGGATGTCTGGCTATGCTCAATATTAAGTTAGAAATGGATGATGAAATACGAGGGCACAAAAAGCTTACGCGTACGCAAAAAGCTATGGTAGTGTACTAATCAGTTAAAGTTGCGAATAAGCGCTAAAGCTAATAAGCCCCGATATTTTTATCGGGGCTTATTTCATTTGGTTCTTGCAGCATTTGCTATTACGTACCGATAGAAGTGAAAATTTGAATAATAATTGTAAAGGCCGCACTTCATTGCGGCCTTTTTCGTTTTTGCCGCCGCGAATCGCTCACGCATATTTCCTTTCCTTATTTGCGGTCGGTATTCCTGTTAAATCAATCATAACCCGGTACTGGGAACGAAGCCTTTATTGAGCTTGGTTTACCCAGGCACATGGTGAGTTATTGCTGTTTGATGGAGGTGTTTTTGATGAGCAACAGTAGTGATAAAGCGGGTTGGTTAACGTCTGTCACGTCTGGGCCTGAGTACGATGAGGAACTGGAACATACGTTAAGTCGCTGGGTGTGTGGTGTTTCTGGTTTGCCTGACGATAAAGTGCGTTCCCGCTGGACATCCGCACAATCGCCACCGTTACCGGCGGATGATGACGGGTGTGATTTTGGCATTACGGGCTTTATTTCAGATGTTACGCCTGCTTTTGAGAACCAGACCGAAGAAAGTACTGAATTATGGCGTCATGAAGAAATCGAATGCCTGGTTTCATTTTATGGCCCGAACTGCCAGCAGTACGGCACCTGTTTCCGTGATGGGCTGGCGGTCAGTCAGAACAACGACGAATTAGGGCGTTTCGGCCTCTCAGTAGATAAATCCGGCCAGTTGATTGCTTTACCTGAGCTTATCAATAACCAGTGGGTGCGTCGTTATGACATGACGATCACCTTGCGGCGAAAAGTAGTGCGTGAATACGGTGTTAAATCACTGGTGGAAGCGCCTGTCAAATTCTTTGGAGATTAAATTATGCAGGGTTTACCTGTTTCAAACATTATCAATGTCACGTTGAATATGGCGCCTCATGCGGCCCAGTCCCGGAACTTTGGTGCGTTACTGATCATCGGCGCAAGCAACGTGATCAACACTCACGAGCGTTTACGTCTGTATTCTGATATCGATGGTGTCGGTACTGATTTTGGACTGACTTCACCTGAGTATCAGGCCGCAGCGCTTTATTACTCCCAGTCACCACGCCCGGTTGATTTATATATTGGTCGATGGGCTAAAGACAACGTTATTTCCTCTTTGCAGAGTGCAATATTGAACAAGCAACAGCAAACGATCAGTAAGTTTACTGCTGTGACGGATGGTTCTTTTAAGTTAATGATTAATGGTAAAGAGGTGATATGCAGCGGCATTGATTTGAGTAAAGAGACGAATCTTAATGGCGTTGCCCAACGGGTAGAGGATAAGTTGAAAGATTGTTCAGTCACTTATGACATGGCATCTTCACGTTTCACCATCGTACCGCATTCTTCGGGCACTATGGATTATATCTTACCGGCAACGACCGGAACTTATATTGGCGAATTGTTAAAACTGGATGAAGTCTCTGGCGCTATGGTTACTGAACCGACGAAAGCAGAAACGATTGCTGAGGCGGTGGCGACACTGGGAGCGCTATCCAGTGGTTGGTACGGGTTGGTTATTGCTGATGACACTCTGACAGATAAAGATATTTTGTCTGTTGCCGACTACATCGAATCCGCGTCGGTTGCTCGTATCTATGGGCATACAGTACAGAAAACAGACGTATTGGAGGCTGACGTTGCTACTGATATCGGATCACAGCTGAAAGGCGGAAATTATCAGCGCACGCTCTGGCAATATTCATCTGGTAAACCGTATACCGTCGCTTCTCTGATGGGGCGGATGTTTACCGTGAATTTCAATGGCAATAACACCACTATTACCCTGAAATTCAAACAGGAACCTGCTGTTACTGCTGAAAGCCTGACAGCAACCCAAGCTAACGCCTTGAAGAAGAAAAACGGCAACGTTTTTGTTAAATACAACAACGACACGGCCATTATTCAGGAAGGTGTCATGGCAAACGGCGATTTTATTGATGAACGCCATGGTCTGGATTGGTTACAGAACTACGTTCAGAACAATCTTTATAACTTACTTTACACCAGCACCAGCAAGATCCCACAGACTGATGAAGGTGTCACGCGTTTGATTACCAATGTTGAACAGTCACTTGATCAAGCGGTGACCAATGGATTGATCGCTCATGGTGTATGGGGCGGCGATCCCATTGGTGCGTTGAATAGTGGTGCAACGTTGACGAAAGGTTATTACGTTTACGCACCACCAATCGCGACACAAGCGCAGGTCGATAGGGAAGCCCGAAAAGCACCGGTTATCCAGTGTGCTATCAAATTAGCAGGGGCTGTTCACTACGCTGATGTCATTATTAATGTAAACAGATAAGGGTTGAAAATGGTTACATATTCTTTTCTTGATGTCTCCGCGTCTATTACCGGAGTCGGTGGTTCTTTTGATCTTGGCAACGGCGCAGCTCTCTCTGATGAGGGTATCACCGTCACGATGTCAGAAAGTAAAAACACCATGACCACAGGCGCAGACGGTGAAGTGATGCATTCATTGCATGCGACCAAATCTGGCACCATCACCGTTAACTTACTTAAAACCAGCCCGGTAAACGCCAAACTGAACGCGATGTTGAGTACACAATCGCTTTCATCGGCAGCATGGGGTAATAACGTCATTGTTATTCGCAATAAACAGAGTAACGACACAGCTGTTGCCCGTTCTGTCGCATTTCAGAAGCAGCCGGATTTGCAGAATGCTAAAGCCGGCAATACCGTTGCCTGGATATTTGATTGCGGAAAAATCGACATCATGTTAGGCACATTCTAACGAATTGACTTCACAGACGCTGAAACAACGCTCAAGCCAGCATTGGACTTATATTTCGGTGGCTTGAGCAATTTTGCGGATAGGTTTTAAGGGGTGATCATGGAATTTGAAATTGACGGCAAAAAGTATCGCGGTGGCAAACTGAACGCTTTTCAGCAACAGGATCTGGCAGTGGCTTTGGCGCCAGCCATTCCGGCACTTGGACCGCTCATGAAAAAGCTTGTTACAGCCAACAATGATGAAAGAGAGACCAGCTTTGAAGAATTGCTGCCTTATTTGGTTGAATCAATCAATGCGCTGGGAAAATCCAACCGATATGAAATTAATGACATTTGCTTATCAATAATTTCCCGTGAACAGAATGGTATCTGGAGCAAAATTTATGAATCTAATGGTCAGGTATTGATGTTCGATGACATCAATGGCTTAGAGTTATTGAAAATTGTGGGGTTTATTATCAGAGACTCACTGGGAAATTTTTTTCCCGCCCCATTAGAGAGCGCAGTGTAATCCCGGGACAATCCAGCTTAAATTTTGAAACCTTGCCGGAAGGGCGTGATTACCTGTTACGCCCGGTCATTGCGGGGATGTGCCGTTATGAATCTTTGAAAGATGGCGTTCTTGACCTGGCTGATATTGCACTGATGAATGATGCCCTTGACGTTAAATCAGAAAATGAGGCCATGATAGAGAGGTGGCGAAGTGAGCAATAACACTGAAACAATTGAAGATTTCCTGGTATCACTTAGGTTTGATATTGACGAGGTGGGGCAGCGTAAATTCATGGCTGTTATCACGGAAGTCACGTCTAACGTTCTTAAAATGCGGGCGGAAATTGAAAGCGCAACATTAGCGGTGGTTAATTTTATCACTCAAATCGCTAACGGCCTGGATAAGCTCAGTGGGCAATTGCAGAAAACAGGCGTAACAACTGAAAAAATTAAATCTATTGATGGTGGTGTCAGTCAGGTTGGGGCAAATGTTGAGGGGCTTTTGCCCAACATGGGCATTCAGGCCAGTGATACAAATAGCAACCATTGTAATACGGCTTCTTTGGTCTCATTGATAAGTGAACAGTTATTAAAAACACCAATGGATTGTGCTGGTCAATCCACCGGCACACTTGATAGTGATGACATATTTAATGCCGTTGAGGAATTAGTCAAATGGTTAGACAAAGGGGAAATCTCAGCGAAAGGTTTATTGGCGACACTGAATGAATTGTGGAAATTCACAGGAAGAAAAATCACTCTGGGTATACTCTTTGATTTTAATAATCGGTTAAATGCATTACAGGAAGAAGCAAAAAGAAATCACGAAAACGTGGGTGAAACTCTAATGCGGCGGCGAAGAGAGTATGAAGCAAATAAAAAACCACTTATAACATCTGAGCAACTGAATAGCTGGATGTCAACACATGGGATCTATATTGCTTCTGACTGGACACTGTTTTTCAGCAAAGATAAGTATGAAAAATACCAGCAACAACTTGATGTCAGGAAAACCATAATTGATAAAGGACACCGCCCAAAAGTTACTGATAATATTCCTGCTAAAGTATCAGACCAATCAAGTAAAACGAAAAAGGAACGAAAGAACAAGCCACTAAATAAAGATCATCTTAAGACTGGTGTTGTTAAACAGCATGATGTTCATCATGGTTTAATGGCTACAGCTAACCAGTCGATAAATGTTTTTAACAGTGAGCTTACAGGGGCAAGATTAAAGAAAATAATGTCATCCAGAGGGGTACGGAATAATAATCCATTAAATATGAATTTTGCACATCAGACAGGGGCGGTACTTGAAGATAACCCAAAACCCAGATTTGCTAAGTATCCAGATGCCTACAGTGGATTAAAAGGTTCGGCCCATCAGTTGAGACGTTATTTTCGTGGTCAAACTACCGGAAAAAAGCTACAGACCATTGCAAGTATTATCCCGACATGGGCACCATCAAAAGATGGCAATAAGACTAAAATTTATATTGCCAACGTGTCTAAAATGATGGGAGTTTCTAAGGATGCATTCATTGATCTCACCGATCCTAATGTGATGCAAAGGATGATTGATAGCATGATGGTAGTAGAAAGTGGTGGTAATCCTTATTCACCTGAACTGATTAGGGCGGCAATTACCGGAGCGCCACCGCCAGCGAATAAACCTTCAGGCTTGGCCGGGCATCTGAATAATGTCGCTCATTATTTGAAAAATATTTCGATTGATCCCCGAATAATCAGTGGTGCGGCGATAAATATCAACAGTATGATGAATCATCAGGTAATGACTCCCCATTTACTGCTGCATACGCCAATACCAGCTGGTAATAATGTGATGGGGATAGGGGAAGTAAATTATCATATTGAGGTTAATGGCGTTGAATCTCCCAGAGAGGCAGCAAGACTGACTGGGGAAACAGTAGAACGCACTCACAGTATGCTACTTCGAAATATGCAAACACAGGTGAGATAACAATGGATATATTATCAGTCATGTTTTCTCAGCAAACGAGAAAAATAGGTGTCATTGTACCGAGTGTTGTTATTTCAGAAACCCATACGGATACATCCAATATAACAGATCATCCGGTCCAGCAAGGGGCGACAATCAGCGATCATGCTTATGACACGCCATCAGAAGTTATAATGAGCTTGGGTTTTGCTGGTGGTGGTTCGTTGCTTGATGTTGTGGATACCACAAAAGTATTTGATATTGCTACCGGATTGAGCCTGGGAACCAACCCGCGTGCGGTATATCAACAGTTGCTTGATCTGAAATCATCATATAAACCTTTTGATGTTGCGACAGGGAAACGTTTATACAACAACATGCTAATTCAAAATATAAGTGTTACAACGGATAAAACCAGTGAAAACGTTTTGTCAGTCACTTTAACCTTGCGTGAAGTTATGATTGTTGAAACATCGCCGAATAAGACCGCGCCGGCGGAAAATATGAAACACTCTGAAGATACGGCACCTGTGGTTAATGTCGGAACCAAAGTCACGGTGAAGCCGTCATTACCACAAAGAATTCTTGACTTTATTATAGAACGAGGTAAAAAATGGCTGGGATTGTAGAAATTCCTTTATCACCTAAAAACCAGCAATTTGATGTTCAGTTAAATGGAATTAACTATAAAATGCGTTTGATGTGGCGTGATATTGCGGGCTGGATATTAGATATTATGACGCCGGACAGTGAACCCATAATCAATGGCTTGCCGCTGGTTTTTGGGGTTAATCTGCTTGAACAATATTGTCATCTTGGTTTTAATGGTTCATTAATCTTTTATGGTGATATAAATCAGCAAAAACCTTACAGGAATAATCTTGGTAAGGAGGATAGATTATACTTTGTAGTAAGTTAACGTGGTAAAAATGGAGGATAATACACTTTTTGGGAAAGATGCAGTTTTATAGCCACAACCTTTAACTTCCTATGATTTATTACACGTGCCGCTTAATTGCGGTTTTTTTGTTTCTGTTAATTAGGTGAATTATGTCAAAACAATGGATAAGAGAATGCCACCTTATCGTTGTAGACGAAAAGGGTGAAAAAGTAGATTTATCAAACCTGAAAATCATATTTAATATCAACAGAGCTGAACACTCCTATCCGGCTACGGGTGTTTTCACGATATATAACCTCAATGACGAAACCAGTAATAAATTACGCCGAAATGAGTTTAAAACAATTAAATTTGTAGCGGGCTATAAGGAGAATTCAGGACAAATATTTTCAGGCCAAATCCAATACACACATGTGAAGAGAGAAAGCGCAACCGATACCTGTGTTGTTATTCAGGCTGCGGATGGGGATGAGCCACACAATTACGCGACCGTAAATACCACTATTGCCGCTGGATATTCGCAAGCAGACTTAGACCATTTACTGATGCGTGATATTGCCAAATATGGCATTACCGCCGGTTTGCGCCCGGAATTCCGCAAATCAGCATCTCCCAGGGGAAAAGTGCTTTTTGGTATGCACCGTAATGAAGTTTCTAATTTGGCAAAGCAATGTGACGCTAACTGGCGTTACGAAGATAACCAGTTGCATATTGTGCCCAGGAATAAATATCTGACAGAGGCGGTTGTACTCACATTAAAAACCGGTCTGATTGGTATGCCTGAACAGACCATCGGCGCCGGTATTAACGTTAAATGCTTAATCAATCCCAATATCGGCCCCGGCACATTAATCAGACTGGATAATCGTTCAATCAAGCCGGTTGAGCCTTCTGGCGATGAAACACCTAAATCTGACAATCATAAAGATGCAAAAGAGCAACCATCAGCATTGGATTCTGACGGTGATTACATCGTCTTCAGCGTAAATTATTCCGGCGACACCCGCGGAACTGACTGGTACATGGAGATGATGTGTGTTGCTAAAAGCGATCACACATTGCTGAAGAAATTAATGAGCAATAAAGATAAGGCAACCACCTGATGATAAATACTGATGAACGACTAAATAGGCCCGAAGCGGTCTTTTTTTCTATGCAAGAGGTCATTAGCGCCGGATTGTATGTCTCTTTACCTTGCATTATTCAATCATTTAACGCTGATGCGGTCACAGTAACAGCACAACCCGCTATCAGATGGAAAATCAGGAAAAAAGACGGTGAACTGGAATCCGTATCTTTGCCGCTGCTAGTCGATGTACCCGTAATATTTCCAAGGGGCGGGGGAGTGACATTAACCTTCCCGGTAAAAGCGGGTGATGAATGCCTGGTTGTATTTGCTGATCGCTGTATTGATTACTGGTGGCAATCTGGCGGCGTACAAGAGCCGGTAGATCCCCGGCAACACAACCTCTCCGATGGATTTGCGATCATTGGTCCACAATCCCAGCAACAAAAAATAGCCGATATCAGCATCAGCACCGCGCAGCTAAGAAGTGATGATGGCGCCGCTTATATCGAACTCGATCCCGGTAGCCATAATGTCACAGTGATCACACCGGCGAAACTCATTGCCACTGCACATGGCGGTACTGAAATCACCTCACCTGAAATCACCCTGAATGGCAACGTCACCATTAACGGCAACTTATCGCAGGGAATGGGATCGGGTGGCGGTACAGCAACCCTGCAAGGCCCGGTCACGGTGAACAAAGATCTGACCGCGGGTGGCATAAGCCTGATGAACCATACGCACGGTGGTGTACAAACCGGTAGCGGTAGCACGAGGAAACCGCAATGAGATACAGAAGAGAAATTGACAACGACTATGTATTTGGTCGTGGTGAAGCGAGTTTTCTTATCAACTCACCGGAAACGGTCGCGCAGGCGGTGAAAACCCGCCTGATGTTGCGCAGTGGCGAATGGTTTCTTGATGACCGGGAGGGAACCGATTACGACAAAGTACTGGGTAAAGGCACATCAAGTTTTTATGACCTGATTATCAGACAGCGAATACTGCAAACGCAGGGCGTGTCAGAAATTATCTACTACCGTAGTGAAAGAAACCCCAACACAAGAAAAATCACCATTACCGCCACGATTGACACGATTTATGGACAGACAGGAGTAACTGCTGATGTATGAAAGTATTATCACCTCAATGTTACCTGCTATTGATAAAAACGGGATCAACGCGCCTGATTATCAAACCATCTTAAATGGCTGGAAGGCGATATTCAGGGACATCTACGGGAACGATATTTACGTTGAATCTGACAGTAAAGACGGTGTTTTTCTGTCGTTAATAGCGTACGTTATTCACGGTTGTAACAACGCCACCATTGCTTCCTACAACTCATTTAGCCCGACAACTGCGGTGGGTGAAGGACTTTCCCGCAGTGTCAAAATCAATGGCATTACCAGAAAAAGCCCCAGTAACTCAACGGTGGATGTATTGATAACCGGTCGGGCCGGAACCGTTATTCGCAACGCATCCGTTCGGGACGACGCCGGAAACACTTGGTCACTCCCTGATGAAGTGATTATCGACACGCACGGGCAGGCTATTGTGACGGCCATATGCCAACAGACCGGCGCGATTGGCGCACTGCCTCACACGGTTAATCAGATTGCGACGCCAACCTTGGGTTGGCAGACAGTGACAAACCCTGTTGCGGCCACCCTTGGCCGGGGAATTGAATCTGATGCAGAACTGCGAATACGCCAGGCGGTTTCAGTCGCATTGCCTTCACAAACCATTATGGATGGATTAATCGGTGCGATTGCTAACCTGCATGGCGTCTCACGTTATCGGGGATACGACAACGACACGGATCAAACCGACGAAAATGGCATACCCGCGCACAGTATAGCCATTGTGATTGATGGTGGAGACTCGAAAGAAATTGCTCAGACCATCTTAAAAAAGAAAACGCCGGGCATACCGACATTTGGCACCACTGCTGAAATTGTCACAGACAGTGCTGGCAATGAAAAAACGATAAACTTCTATCGTCCTTCGCTGGTGCCAATTTACATTGAAATTCAGATTAGGCCCTTTGTCGGATACACCTCGGATATTGGGAATAGCATTCGTACAGAGATATCTGACTATATCAACTCACTTTACATTGGTGATGGGATATATGTTACCCGTCTGTTTGTTCCGGCAAACTTGTGCAATAAAAACGGCAGCCAGACATATGAAGTCTTGTCTGTGATGGCCGGTAAAACAGCATCAACAATAGATTCGGTGAACATCAACATTGCTTTTAACGAAGCACCGACTTGTTCACCTGAAAATATAAAAATAGTGACGGTGCTCAAATGAATAAATATATGAAACTAATTCCGGCGTATCACATGGAGGGTAAAAAATACGTCAGAATGCTTGAAGTGGTTACTGATATATTGAACCAGAGTGCACTTACAAATGAATTACTGATTAGCAGTTTTGACCTTGATAAAGCGGTGGGTAAACAGCTTGATATTATCGGCGAATGGGTAGGGAGAAACCGAACAATCCAGGCTCCGATTGAATACTATTACTTTTCCTTTGATATTCCTGAATTAGGATTTGATTACGGCACATGGAAAGATCGGTTTGATAGTGACAAAAGTTATATCGACTTGGATGATAACAATTACCGAATCGTGATTAAAGCCAAAATAGGGGAAAACAACTGGGATGGAACGGGGGAATCACTTAATCACATCCTGAGTTTTATTCATTCAAACCATAACATATCCATATCCTTTGAAGATAACTTGGATATGTCATTCACTGTGACTGTAAAAGGTAAATCAATTAGTACCATCACCAAAGAAATTATCCGTCAGGGTTATCTCTCCATTAAACCAATGGGAATAACGGTTAATTACCATGTCGTTGAGGGTTAGAAATGGCTAAAAATGACTTTAAAGCGTTTGCCACTGGCGAAAACGCAAATACATTATCGCAAGAAGAGTATGAAAGCTTAGGTTTTATTGAAGAGGGATTTAAATCAGGAATAGCGAGGAGTGAACAGCTTAATAAAGTTTGGCGGCAATCCTCAATTATCGCTGCGGTGATTGGGAAATATATTGCAGAAAAAACGGGTGAAGATGTTATTGATGATGGAGACCTTGAAAAACTCGTAGGGCAATTAGATTTTGCGTTAAAACAAAAAATTACGGCGGAAATTCCGGATGCTTCGCTTACGCAGAAAGGCATTTCGCAACTTAACAACGCGACAAATTCTGACAGAGAAGATCAGGCAGCAACGCCGAAAGCGGTTAACGATGTTAGAAAAATGGTTGAAGGTAAATTAAGTAGCGTTGCTGATGCTACATTAAACCAGAAGGGGATTGTACAGTTAAGCAGTGCTACTGATAGCGCGAATGAAACCTTAGCTGCGACTCCTAAAGCAGTTAAGGGCGCATATGATTTTGCCAATACGGCAAATGTAGAGGCTAAAAACGCTCATGATGAAGCAAATAGGGCTACAGATAATGCCAATAGCCGGTTGGCAAAAAATCAAAACGGTGCAGATATCCCTAATAAAAGTGAGTTTATAAAAAACCTTGGTTTAGTGGAAACGGTGGATTTGGCTAAGGGGGCTTATCCCGGATTGAGATCCGTTAATGAGATCCCTTCTCTTGGATATAACGGAGCGTTCCAAGGTAAAGAATCTATTAATTATGCAAAAGGAATCAGTATTGGGGATAACGACTATGGTCAGATCTGGGTTAACTCATCAGGTCGGCTATTTGCTCAATTTTCCAATAGTAATGGAAGTAGGCCGGGCGGCGAATGCGCTTACATGACCGATATTACACCTATCACTGAAAAAGCTAATAATGCGGTGCCGAGCAGCCGGAAAGTGAACGGCAAGGCGTTGACTGGGGATATCAGCCTAAATGCAGAGGATGTGGGGGCTTTACAGGGGATAAATTATTTCAGTGATTTGCCTGGAACTGAGTATCAGGGTGTGTTTTCGGCTCAAAAAGCGAGCTATGCGAAAGGAGTTAATTTTGGGATCGTTAACTACGACACAGGCCGAATTTATGTTAATGCCAGCGGGGATTTATATGCACATTTTCTAAATGGGAACGGGTCGATCAGTGGCGGTATTGTTAATACTTTTCCTGTGGGTGCACCTATCGCCTGGCCGTTACTCACCCCCCCAGATGGTTATATTATGTGCACTGGACGGACATTTGATAAATCTTTATATCCGCAATTAGCGACAGCATATCCATCAGGAAGAGTTCCTGATTTGCGTGGGGAATTTATCCGTGGCTGGGCTGGTGATAGCAATATAGATAGTCGTCGCGAGATCTTGTCGTTGCAGGGTGATGCAATTAGAAATATCACGGGTAGCATGGGCAACCCAACAACAGAAGGTGGCGGTAATGCATCCGGCGTATTTAGTTACTCATATTCACCGGGCGGACGGGCGGAAGGTGCAGGAGGGGGGTCTTTATCATTTACATTTGATGCATCTCGTGTCGTCCCAACTGCGAATGAAAACCGTCCCCGCAACATCGCATTAAACTACATAGTGAGAGCAGCATAATGACAGAACAAAAGTACTCTTTAGAACTGGAAGTAGCAGAGTTAGGCAAAGACGGACTGGCATCTAAAGCCGGTTGGATAAACGTTTACCACACTAATCAGGCAACAAGGGAATTTACCAACGCCAATATTGAATATCTGATGCTTGGTATCGGTCTATCAGCCGGAGCCTATCCCGATGCACCAGAACTTCCAGATTCTCATGATGAGGCTATTTGCCGTAGTGAAGATGGAAAATTCTGGGAAACCGTACCTGACTATCGACGAAAGACAGCTTACAATACGCAGACTCGTCAAAAACGTGAAATAACCGAAATCGGTGAGTTACCCGACACGCTGACCTTCAAGAAACCTGACACCGACTATGATAAGTGGGATGGTAAAGAGTGGGTAGTTGATAAAGACCTTCTGAAAGCCTGTCAGATCGAAGAAGCCAAGCAGCAACAAGTAATACTGTTACGACAAGCGAATGAAACATTATCGTTGCTACAAGACTCTCTTAACTTAGAAGTAGCCACAGAAGCAGAAAGAGCTGCATTGCTTGAGTGGAAGAAATACCGGGTATTACTGAGTAGGGTAGATACTTCACAAGCTCCTGATATTGAGTGGCCGGAGGTGCCGAAGTAA